AGCTATTCGATTTACTAGAATTATAATATTGCAAGTTACCGCTGCCAAGAGCTACGGGGCATACGTCCGACATAATGGACAAAACAGCCGAAAGCCTTACATATCTTACCGACTAGCGTTATAATTGCCACATCACACAAGAAAGAGGGCGAGCTAGTGGATAAGCTACGGCGGCAGATACGCGAACTACTCGACAGCATAAGCGACGAGCACGTACTTAGAATAATATTACAATTCATACGAGGAATTAAAGGCAGCTAGGCGACTAGCTGCTTTTTTCGTCGTCGCCTTTTATCTTATCAACAAATTTTTTAATAAGTTCCCACTCGGCGGGGGATAACTGCCCCAGAGCAATAAACGTATTAAGTATAAACTCGTCGCCGCTGCCAAGAGTTGCCCCGACTATCTGCGCCGCCTTTTCTGCGCGGCTCATTTCCTCGAACATATCGCCAGAGCCAGTACGTAGCCATTCCTCATTAACTCCGAACTCACGGCAGATAGCAGTAACATTTTGATTAGTTACATTTACTACGCCACTCTCTATACGGCTAATGGCAGAACGGGTAACGCCGATACGCCCGCCGAAAGTTTCCATACTTAAACCTAGCGCTTTACGTATCTCTTTAACTCTTTCGTTCATATATTTTTTACTCCTTTCCTAGATTTTCAACATCATCATAACACCATAACGTAACATAAGCAACAAATTTTTATAAAAACTGTTGACAAACGTAACCCACGCAACTATAATACGTAATGTAAGCAACATTACAACATCAAAATAGTACAAGCGGGGTACACGAAAGCGAGGCGAACAATGGCAAGCGTAAGAGACGCAGAGGAAACACTTAACCTACTAAAAGAATTTAGCGACGAGATACTCACAGAAGCAGAAAGAAAGGGGCTTACTCGTTACGAAGTATGGAAATTACCCAAAGTATTAGAGAGCACAATAAGGCGCGAAAATTTCCAGAATGAAAAACCATATAAAAGAAATCCGCAGCCGTAAAGCTGCGGATAAAGAATTACTTTATTGCTTATTTGTTAGAAAGTCGGATTATTTCATTTTCAAGTAAGCGTAAAGTCTTAAAAGTTTCTTTTTTAAGTTTTTCGACGGCAGCAGCAAGCTCTGTGTCCTCTATATCAGAGGTTATAGAGCTTGTGCTTAAGCTAAAGGCTGCGGCGTAATTGCCTAGCTTTAACTCTTTATCACTATCACACATTTTTAACACCACCTTTCATATGGATTATACCACGCGGGGTACACGAAAGCGAGGAACAAAAGAATTACTTTATTGCTTATTTGTTAGAAAGTCGGATTATTTCATTTTCAAGTAAGCGTAAAGTCTTAAAAGTTTCATATGGATTATACCACGCGGGGTACACGAAAGCGAGGAACAAAAGAAATGACAAGAACAGATTTATTAAACAAGAAAGTAGACAAGCTAAACAACACAAGCGAGGCGTTAGAGCTTATAAGCCTGCTTAATTACGGCGAATGTATAGCGGCATTGATGAACACAAAGAACATACCAAGCGAGATACACGCCGCACTTATGAAAAGAGCAAAAGAGGCAAACGGCGGCACAACGCTAGAACTTGTAATAGCTGGTATGCAGAACGTAGTAAACGCGTAAATAAGAGCAGGGCGGCAGCAGCCGCCTATATAACGAAAGAGAGGTAACATATGAACACTTACAAAGTAGAGCTTGAAAAAAGCGCCGAAGAGCTGGCAGACGAGATTATTAACGGAGTATGGGGCTGCGGTGCAGAGCGACGCGACAACATTACAAAGCAGTACGGCGCGGCAGCATACAAAGCAGCGCAGACTATCGTAAACGAGCGCATAAGAAAAGAAGAGCATAAACGCCGCAACTGGTTTAAATGTAAACTTTGGCAGCTTATTAAGAAAGCGAGGCGATAATATGGCGTACATAAAAAGGACAACCAGAACAGACGAGACAGTAGAGGTAGAGTATTTTTATACAGCAGGCAAACATAATAGCGCCGCAACAAGAAAACAAGCCGTCGAAAGATTACGGCGGCTTGTAAATACAAATTTTAAAGAGAACAGCATAAAGCTAGAGCTAAGCTACAAGCCCAAAACAGAAACGAGCTTATTAACTGTAAATAAATAATTACTACAGCGTTTCTTAACATCAGAGCTAACAAACGACAAGCCGCCAGAGTTTATTAACTGGACTGCCTGTAATGCACAAGATATAACGCGCGCCTCATTATCTGAAATATCGAAGTTACGACTAATGAGCTTAGCGCCAGCAGACGTACAAAGTTGATAATTATTAGCAGCTTGGAGTTTGCTATCATCAAGACCAAGAGACGGAAGTATAGAGAGTGCAAAGGTAATAGCCTCTATATCCGAATCGCTAAGAGAGTATTTAACAGTTTTCACATTTAACACCACCTTTCTAAAGCGATTATAGCACAGGAAGGCACAGCGACGAAAGAGAGGTAACGAAAGAATGACAGAACAAAAATATTATGACGCCTTAACACAGCAGGAAGTAACAGAGGACTTTATAAAAGCCCAGTACGAGGAATTAACCAGCAAGGGCGATTATTTCCACGACACGTACGAGATTTTAAGAACAACAATTTTACAAAGATAGATACAGAGGCTATAAGCTGGGAGCAGCAGCCGAAAACAGTAACACTTACTAACGAGCTATGCAGTACGCTACAGTGCTATATCTTAATGACAACGAAACATAGAGAGGACGAGCTTAAGGCGTGGGAAGAGCTGGCACAGGAGACAGACGAGAACGGCGCGCCTAAGTTTAAGAACGCAGCCAGCAACGCCGAGTTTTTAAGAGATATGGAACCACAGCTACAGCAGATATTAGAGGCACTAAACTAACGAAAGAGAGGTACAGTATGGACGAAAAGACGCAGGCAAGAATTAAGAAATTACAGGCGTTAGCAGAGAGAGGCGTAGGCGGCGAAAAAGAAACAGCCGCCCGCAAATTACAGGAGCTGTTAAAAAAGAATGGAATAAGCAGCGTAGAAGAGCTGGCGCGGGACGAGTACATATTTACCCTGTTTAGTTACAATGGAGTGCTAGGCAGAAAGCTATTAAGCCAATGTATATATAAAGTAATGGGCTACGATAGCGACAGGACGCAGTACAAGCCGCCGCATACAAGGCAAAAAATAGGCGTTTACTGCACAAAGGCGCAAAAGCTAGAAATAGAACTAGAATATGAATTTTACGAAAGACTATTCGAGGAGCAGCAAGAGTTATTTTTAAGCGCATTTATACAGAAACAGCGTATTTTCCCGCCAGACGCACCAGTAAACGACGCAGACCCAACGGAGCGAGATATAAAAGTAGCATTTATGGCAGAGGCAATAGAGAGAAAAACAAGGGTAGCTATGATAGAGAGTAGCGAGGGCTAATATATGGCGAGTATGGTAAAAGACAAAGACGGCGTAGTTAAATACTGGGTACGTGCTCACGAAGTTACGTGTAATTATACAGAATATGAGCACGACGTAGAATACGACAGGTACTACAGACTTAGGGAAAGTAGAGAGTACAAGAAGCACGGCAAGGCAGTACGCGAGCGAATTACTAAAAAAGAATACTTAGCAATAAAGAAGATAACGCAGGAATATATAGCACGCTGCAATAAAAGCAGCGCAGGGGAATAGCAGCATATGTATATGACACAAAGCGAGATAATAGACAGATACGTAAGACGCGGCACAAGCATTACTATACTGGCAGAACTAAACGCCGTAAGAGCAGACCAGATTAGAGAAATACTTACAGATGCAGGCGTAGAGCTGCCAGAAGTAAAGAAAGCAAAACAGCAGCGTATAGAGTACTGCTACGACGCGCTGGACGATATAGAGCAGCGCATAAAGGAACACGTACAGGAACACAAGGCAAAAGACCATAAGCAGGAAGTATTAGAGCTGGAATACACAGCAGTAGTAGAGCTTATGCGGCAGTTATCGGACGAAAGAAAGGCAGGCGGCAGAAAATGAACAAAATGCATACAATACAGGACGTTAAGCAGCGCATACACGAGCTTATACAGAAAGAAATAGCAAAGTGCAACAAAGAAATAGAAGAGTTTGAGTACAAAATAAGAGACAACGCAATAGCATACGGCGGGGGCGGCTGGTGCACACAGTTTGAGAAAGCCAAGAAACGCCGAGAGGACTTTATAGAAGAGCTGCAAGGCTTAGAACGCGCACAGGGTACAGCGGTAATACTCGACGAAATAAGCATATACTCGTATTCCTGCCCGACCTGCCAAATTAAAGTAATGCTTAATGGCGGCTACGGCGAGACTGTAACGTGTCCAGTATGCGAGAGAAGAATATACAGAGCAAACGACAGCGAAGTAATGAAAGTAGCGCGCGGCAGCAGGCAGGCTAAAGTAAATAACCACTATATACAGCTTGACAGCTACGGACGATTTAAGGATTAAGAAGAAAGAGAGGTAAAACAGTATGCAGCAGACATTAGAGAGAACGAAAGAGCAGCAGAGTTTAGAAAATTTCAGCGAGCTTATGCAGGAAGTAGCAAAGCTGCCAGAGGACAAGCGTAATATTGTTGCGATTTACTCGCAGGGTGTGCTTGCTATGGCACAGGCGCAGCAGAACACAGCGAGGTAACAGGATATGCAGGCAGTAAAGATTAAACCAGCAGAGGCAGCCGCTATTATGGGCTGTAGCCCGCAATTTGTCCGCATAGGACTACAGCAGGGTAAGTTAGACATAGGCGACGCTATTAAAATGTCGTCAATATGGACATACAACATAAGCGCGGCTGCGCTTGCCAGACGGCAGGGCGTAACAGTAGAAGAGTTAGAGAAAAAAATAAGGGAGCTGCGGAAATGAACAGGCGACAAATAGAGCAAACGATACAGGCGCAGCTAAATAAGGGCAACGTAATAGTATTGCCGCCGTA